ATATACATCTTGCCAACTATCCCAAGTATTACTATTTTTGTCTTTTCCTCCAAATTCATTTATTCTTAAAATAGTATCAGGTATTCCATAAGTTGTAATTAATGCTCTTAATCCTTCTACTGTTCCTTTTTTCTTAAGAAGATATGGTAAATTATGATAAATTCTTTTATAAATTTCTTTATTAATATCATCAACAGGAACAAGAGATCCAGTTGCGTTGGAAGTTACATAAGAATTTATATATTCATATTCACTTGGAGTAGGTAACGAACCTGTTGTATATGGTAAATTATATAAATTTCCGGTTGGTGTTATACCTATTAAAGCTGAATATAGATCGTTTGTTGAAAAATTATTTTGGTATATTTTTACACCTAAATCTCTCAAAATATCAGCTACTATATCTTTTGATACTCCATAATCTAAACGATTATCAGCATTAGATTTATTAGTTACATCCTTAAGATAAACCCAAACACTATCAAAGTGTTGTCCTATCATCTCAACAAATAATTTATACTTATCGTTATTTGAATCTTCTCTTAAATATTCAGGTATTGTATTTATTAAATAGTTTGAATTTTCTTCATCATATAGTGATGCTGTACTTAATTGTCCTGATAACCAGGTTAATCCGGCTGCTGAAGTTGATATAACATTTCTGTATGGAAATACACTATTACTTTTAGGCCAAGCGGTACTTGATGACTCAAAATATAAATAATATTCATAACCATCAAAATTAGTTATGATGTCATTTATTTTATTTAACCATAAATCATTACTAGAAGATAAATAATAACCCGAAGATCCTCCAAAACTAGAACTTACTTGATATTGTTCTAATAGTGAAAGTTTATAGTAGAAGTTTTCTAATCTAGTATATGCTGATGAGAAGTTTACAAATTGAGAATAATCTGAGTAATCTATATTAATTTCAATTCCTTTTTCGGCTAAAATACTTTTTGCTTGATAAAATAAACTTCCCGTTCCTAACACTGAAGTATTAGAAGTTAATGAATTATAATTACTATACCCTGTAGAATTATTTATTTGGTCTTTTATTCCTATATTTGTATTAGGTCCAGATAAATAAATATTATTGTCTGTAAATTCAAACGTTTCAAAAGAATTAATAGAATAAGCTATAGTATCCGATATTTTTTCTACTACCCAACATTCACTTTTAATATCAAATTCTGCAGGTAGGGGCTCATATAATTTAATTAAAACTGTTGGGTCATCCGGATTAGTATTATCTAATAAAATATTATTTGCTATTAATAATTTATTATCATTAAAATCTAAATAAAAGTCTAAATATCCTCCAGGATCATTTTGTATGTAAGAGATAAAATCATTAGTTGAACTTACTACCTCTGTGTTTGTAATAGAAGTAGTATTTAACCTAATTTCAGTTCTATCAGGACTAATTTGATCAATATAATATTTATTGGTTACTGAAGAACTTAGTCTTTTTCTTAGAAAATTATATACTGTATTGTAATTTCCTATGTCGTATCCAAATGATTGTAAATCTCCTTCAGGATCTATAGTTACAACGTTGTCTATTAACTTATAGTTGGGATAACCAAAAACATTTGAACTTAAAATATTTTGATTACTATCTAAAATAAAATACTCAAGATAATCAGTTGAAGGATCAAATGCAACATCAATGTTTGTTGATGCTATTAAATTGTTATCTTCTGATGAATATTCTTGATATTCAAAAGTTATTGGATCTATTGGGTTTATATTAACTATTTTGGCCATTTTATTTTTGTAAAGTTGTAATTGTTTGAAGTAAACTTACATTTTCACCTTTAAGTTGTGTTATTTCTTCTAATAACGATTGTATTAATTCATCATTTTGAGCGTTACCTATATATGCAGTACTTGTTTTTATAAGATACTCATGAGAATTTATATCTCCAAACTGAGGTATAATATAGAATAATTCCTGATAATAGTTAAAGAAATCTTCAACTGAAATAGTAGGTTGAGTAACATCTACAACTGGATCGATTAGTTGTGTAAATGAAGTATCAATTACTTTTGGGTATTGATTCTTACTATATACTTTTTTTGTTAAATTAATCTTATCCATTTACTATTTTAAAATAAAAATTATCATTAAATTCAAATGTTGAACCATCTATAGTGGTTTTTATAAAAATTTCATAATATCTTTCTTTTTCAAATCCACTCATATCAAGATTAAAATAGCTACTAGTAGCATCAGCACTTAATTTAGTATATTGGGTATCAAAATCTATTATATAGTCATTAGTAGTCAAATCCTTTACAGCATAATATGAACTTGTAGGTAAATAATAATTATTTGTAAAATATGAGGATGTTGAGAATACTCTATTAGGGTAAGTAGGCCTAGCATTTACTCTAAATTTATTAATACTACTTGGATAAAAAATACCTGGATTTTCAGCAACCGAAATGGTAGCAGGGATAGTATTTATAATGGTTTGAGTTGATGAACCAGTATTCCATGTAAAATCTATCCATTTAAATTCTAAACATGGAGGATAAATAGTGTGGGTATCTACTGAAAAATATTTTAGATTTGGTTGTACATTTACATTATCAACAAATTCTAAATCTTGTTTTAGGATAAATCCATTATTGGGAATAGAACCAGAATACCAAGCACTTACTACATTAGTTACATTTATGTTTATATCTTTATCACTCCAATATCCAAATGTTTGAGAACCACTATATGAACCTGAAATATACCAAGTTCCTCCACCAGCATCTGATGATGTAGAATATGAACCTGTACTTCCAGCTGCAAAAGAAGAAGTTGTCCATCTAGTAGAACCTTGATAATCTCTCCATACCCAACTACATCCATTTTGAGTTTCAGGTGAGTTAGCAAATTTACCTGTTCCCATATTCCATGATCCGGATATTGGGAATACTTTTATTGTAGTATCTAAATTTAATCCATCTTCATTAGCTACAAAACATCTTAAATTAGATTGCCAAGTTGAACTTGAAATTTTAGTGTTTATTACATCATTAATTTCACTTGTAAAAAATTGGATTAAAAATCTACTTGCTTGAGGAGCAGGTTTACCTAAATCTCCTACAACTAAAGATGCCTCTAGTATTTAATCTAACCCAGTATTCATTTCTTCATATAATGAATATAGAGTTGCGTCTTTTTCAGGGAAAATTTTATATACAGCCATTCTTTATTTATTTATTTATTATACTAAAAACTACTAACTCTTCCAACAATATCTGTATTGAGATACTTAACTTCAAAAATACTAGGATCTAAACTAGGATAAACTACATTATTAATAGTTGCTGCTTGTATATCATATGCATATTTACTATATCCTAAATTTTCTCCTACTTTATTTACTATTTCTACTTTATTTACTGTTTGTACTCCTTCTATTCTATCTAGTAATAAATTTAAATCTTTTAAAAGAATAGGTTGATTTATTTGCCAGTTATCTATAGCAAAATAATTTTTTAAAGCAGTAATGCAATTAATTAAAACTTCGTTATTATTATAATCGGGTAATACTATTATTTCAAAGTTAACTCCAATATTAATTATAAATCCGTCTTTTATATTTACAACATCATTTATCATTCTATATTGAGATAAATAAGTTGAAATGTTTTGTTTTAGGGCAGTAGAAGGGACTCGTAATGTTTTATCAGCATTATAACTCAAAGCATATAAATCTAAAATTGAATTAGTTTCACCTACTGAGATATTTTGTGCTTTTGTTGTTTCAACATATGCCTTAGCAATAGCTCCATATTTGGCGGGCATTGATAATACTCTAACTAAATAGTCATCTGATGTTACGTTTCTTAATTGGGTACTAAAATTAGCAGAGGCATTTTGACGAATTTCTTCTATTGTATCTCCATCCCCTCCTCCATCAGCTGCTGATGCATTGTTTACTGCTAATGATGCAAAAATATAATTAGCAGTACTTGTATTTAGATTGTTTTTAAGAAATTTAATATCTCCTGAGATTTTAGTTAATGTATTTGCTGGAGTATTTGCTGTTGCTCCTCCTCCAGTTAAATATCTAACAGTTAGAGTAGTGTTAGAGGGAGCAATTCCATACGTTTTAGTAAAAATAAAGTTAGAAGGAGAATATGCTGTATTAAGTTTTTGCCTTTCAAATGGCAATCCTAAACCTACATTATCAGGATTAGGTACTACTGTTTCGTCTGTATCACTAGAAGTTCCTGCACCAAATTGTAACTGTAAAGATCCAGAATCTATAAACCTTGTTGCAAATCTCCTTTGTACTTTTTTTAATTTTAATAAATACGGAGTATCTCCTGCCGAACTAAAATTAGGATCATTCGCATTTGTATTCTTTATAGAATCATAAATTGTTTCTTGTGCTAAATAATCTACCTCATACCATTCATTATTATCAGAATCCATTACATCTAATATTCCTACTATTCTATTTGCATTAATATTAACCGTTGAAAATTTAACCGGACTACCAAAGCTAAAAGTAGTAGTATTAATTGTAGATGAAATTGCTTTTCTTGTTTTCTTTAAAAGAAAAAATGTTGGGTTTCCGGCTGAAATAGCATATACACTTACTTCAGTAGGATCAGCCGAACTAGATACTGAAAAATCTATAGGGTCTTCTATAATAAAATTTGAAGTTCCAGTTAATGGAGAAGAAATTACTGCGTTTTCATTTATAAAAAGAGTATAGTCAAAATCAGGAATATAAGTACTACCTGATAATTTTGATGGGACCTGTTGGAAAAAATCAATATCCGCAGTAGCAACTTGAGTAACGTTGGGTTTATATCCTAACATATATGCTAACTCAAATAAATTATTATTTTGACGAGCATATTGTAAATAATTTTCTTGAATTTGATTATCAAGGTAAAAAGATAAAACATCACCAACATATGCTGCCATTTCCATAAACATCATTCCTGGAGATGATGGACTGAAGTCATTATAGGTTGTTGGAAAATATGTTCTAGCATAATCAATAAGACTAGCTCTAAATTCTGTAAAATCTTTATTAAGATATTTTATATTTCTTTTTACTGCCATTTTATATAAATGATATTTGAATTTGATCAACTATCCCTGTGTGTATTACTTGATATTGCATAGTAACTATTATTTCATTATTATCCGGATTTTGTAGTACTTCCAAAGTAACTATAGAAACTGAAGGAAAGTATATTGCTACTTGACTTTGAATATCTTCTTTTAATCCTTCAATATTTCCATTAGATATTTGTTCAAAAATAAAAGATCTAAGATTAGCTCCAAAATCAGGATTTAAAAATCTCTCTGTACTATTTGTAAGGAAAAAATTTAATAAATTATTTCTAATAGCATCTTGAGTGGTATAGGTTGAAAAAAAAGTTCCTGGAGCATTAAAAGGAAGAGAAACCCCAACAGCCGTACTTGGCTTAGTATCAATTGGAAATATTCTACGAGGATTATATGCCACTATTTATTATTCTTACCTATTAAACTCATTATTTGATCCATACCTAAATCTCCTGAAGGAAGAGTTCCATTTACTGGGTCTACACTTGTGGGAACAAAAGTTTTAACATCATTAGAAGTAAACGCTCTTTGAGTTTCTCCTAAGATATTTTGAATTGCTGTTCTACGATCAATTGGACTCATTTCACCTTGAGAACTGCCTAATAATGGGGTTGTTCTTATCTGCTCATTAACCATATTTCCTTTTGGTGATTTCAATGCTTCTAAAAGAATATCTTTTAATTCTTCTTGAATTGATTCTCTTACTGCTTCTTTGATTATTTTTTTAAATTTTGTTACGTCCATGTTTATAAATATTTGATTAAAAAACTTTTAATACGCTTTTAAGCTATCTTTATCAATTATGATTTTGAGTTCTTCTATTAAAATCTGATCATCGGTTGTAAAAGATAGTGGTGTTTGAATTAATGTAATGTTGTCTTGATTTTTACCTACTGCACGTTTACGATCTACAGTGGGAGTATATGGTACTTTTTCTATTTCAATAATAAAGCCACTGTATGTTGTATTATTCTGCGTTTTTTCTGCTTGTTTTTGTAGGTCGGCTATTTTGATTAAATCTGGGGAAATCGTTGATAAATCGTTTGAAACATATTTATTACATGTTTTAATTTTACTATCGATATTATTTAAAACAGTTATAATCTGAAGGATATTTTTATTAACCATTGATATAGATAACGAGGCAGAAGCTACTATTGATTTATAGTTTTCTATAATAGCTTTACCTGTAGTAGAAAATGTTAACTTATTAATAAGATCTCCTAAATCACTTAAAGTTGCAGGAATAGCTCCAGGTACTACTGGGGATGCCTTGGCTGCGGCTGAAGCTACTGTTTTTGCTACTTGTAATCCAGTAATAATTCCAGTTAATGTTGAAATAGTAGTATTAATTCCATCTATTATTTTTGTCAAAACACTTAATGTTTTTGAAATACTATTAAGTGATCTAACTATTCCATTTCTTGTATTTATTATTTCTTTTAACTTAGCATCAGTAGGACATACATTTAATTTTTGTAATAAACTTAAAGCTTGCGGAAGTAATAATGTTGATATTTGAATTCCTAAACTTAAAATTAATTTTGGAACTTTTGCGGTACCTGTTAGTTTTAAAGAAGTAGGAACGGCATTTAAAATATCTTTAGCACTAGATGTTTTTAATCCTTCTAATGATATTCTAACTTTTTCTGCTTTCTTTTTAATTTCAGCATCTATTTCTTGAGATGTTTTTCTAGATGTTGCCATTATATTGTATAGTTATTATTAGACTTGGCACCTTCAAGCTTTTTGTTTGAAATTATATCTTCTAAAAATACATTCATCTGAGTAGCAGCTGCATTTAATGTACCTATAGGAGTGCCTGGGGTTGTTGAAACTGCATTAGAACATACAATCATAAATTGATTTAAACTATTAACTAATTCTGTTAGAAATTTAATAGTTGTATCCCCTAATAATACAGGTTCAGTAGCATCTTTTGATCCTAAGAATAATTTTCCAGATTGTATTATTACATTTCCTGCAGTATCAAAATTTATAGAATCAACAGCATTTAAATTTATTGATTTTTTAGAACTTAATAATATATGATCTGTTTTAGAATTAAATACTAAACGACCTGAATTTAGTATTATTTGAGGACCACTATATTGATTAGGTGAATCAGGTTTGTCGATTTTATAACTAAAATAATCAGTAGGAGTAGATGATTTTAATGGTAATTTTTGAGTACTAGTAATATATAGTGATGATATATCATTATTAATATCTTCAATAATAGGAATCCACCCTTCAGGACTAACATTTACTGATTGTCCATTTCTAATAATTAATATTGGATCACCATCCGTACCATTATTTGACCAAGTATTAGATGTATTTTTAACAGTTGAACCTATTCTAATACTATTACCCCATCTTCCTTCATGAATTACATCTCCTTCAAATGGTAATATGGGGTGAATATTTGATCTTTCTTTAAATGTTTTTCCTAAATTTATTTCAGTTGATTGATCTGTTACTCTTCTAACACTTCCATCTCCTGTTTGTTGATAGTCTTTTTGTTGTGAAGGGGGTGGTGTATTGGGGTTTGAAGGATATCCATTATGATGTGGATGATTCCAAAGAGATATTACACTTATATAATAATTTTGAGTACTTGTTGTTGATGAACCTATTCCAGTATTAGGCATTGACATTAAAAATACAATCTCATTTTCTAATGGATAGTTTTTTACATTAGGATAAATAGGTCGAGCAGTAGGATATATAGCTAATTCTAAAGGATTTTCAACACTTTGAAATTCTATAGTTCCTAACCCATTCCATCCTCCTAACTCATCAAATCTTGGATGATTTTCATCTAAAACTATGCTTTTTACTCTTACCGCAGTATTATTAGCACTAACATTAGGTAAGTTATTTCCTAAATTAGAAGTAGATGAATTTAAATTATTATTTAATGCACTAAACCCATACCTACTTTTCGCCATTATCTTTATTTTTATCGTGAAGTTTATTTATATCAGATAAAAGTTGTTGTTTTTCTTCTTCTGATATGCCAAATGATTCATCAGATGATGTTCCTGAGGATTGTAAAGATCTTTGAATAATAGTAGCCATTTTTATAAGCTGCTCATCATTTTTAATACCCATTTCTAAATAGTCTCTGATTAAGGGAACCACTAAAGTAGCATCTCCTATTTCTGAGATTAGGGGTTTCAATTCATTTATTAAATTTGAGATTTGATTTTCTTTCTTCTTTTGGTTTGTATAAATCTCTTCCAAAATATCTCCGAATTTCTTTTTCCCGAATATTGTTGCGTCTAGGCTTTTAGGTTTCATTTATAATAAATATTACACAGTCTAAAACTTAAAATAACCATATTCTAAATAGAATGTATATTTTTCCTTAAAATTATCCCGTAATATATTTGATATTTTAGTTATTTTTGGAGCTTTAACATCTATTATTTCTCTTATATAAATGTATAGTGCTTTTTTATTAAAAATATCTATAGTTTCTCTACTACGAAATAATTCTAAAATAGCATCTGCTACACAAGCATCTTGGGGTTTAGGGAATAAAGTAAATAAATTATCGGAACAATAGTTTATCCATAAATCAGTAAATTTAGATAATTTATCTACTGGTGTATAATCAGAATATAATGGATCATTAATATCTATTTCCGTTTCATTTTCT